TGTTTTTACGTTCACCTTAGCTGACGTAGACGTCAGATGATTTGGCCTATTCATCAAGTATCCGTCGTAACCCCTTGTCTCAAAGTATCTTGCAATTCCATACTTGTTGTTCTCTATGAGTATTGGGTACCCGTAGAATACGGCTGCCATAAGCACATCTTCGTAAAAGATTTTAGCCAAAGGCGGGCGGGACGCATACTCTAGCACAAACATGTTTGACGGATACTGCATGTGAAACTTGTTGTACAGGTGTAGCGCTCCCTTAGACCCCCGTCCATCGACGGTGGCATCAAGGTCATAAGAGTCAACCCCGCCTACCCCCAGCTCTGCATTGGGCGCTATTCTTTTGTTTCTAAGAAACTTAGACTGATTCCTGAGCTCTGGAGGTGGCATCCAGGCAACGCGAAACCTGCCGTTTGGGTCTGGAGTAAATACAACCTCTGTATCTTTCTCTCCATTCTTCCAAACGAAATTTCCAGTAACAACGGGGTTGGGGAACAACTCATCATTGTACTGGATTTGCTCGTAAATCTTACCCACATTAAAAAGACTTCCTTCTATACTGTCCCTAAAGGCTTCGTCAGTAGTAAAAGGAAACTGCCTGATAATCTCATTCATCTCAGAGGCGTCGTGCTTCATGGCCTCTCTTTCGTTTTTGAGATAGCTACGGGCTCCTATTTCAACGTCTACACCGTCGATGCCCTCAATAGGGGACTCAGGGTCCTCGTGTACGGCTCTCCCATGCTTGTCAAAAAAGCCCTCCAGCGCCATATCAGCTGGAATAAAAAGTCGGTAGAGTCCTGATCGGGTCCTACCATTCTTGTTCCTCTCGTCTGGGTCTGAATCCCTCCAGAGGTCCTTGTACTCTTTTCCCCCTTTGTCCATCGGATTTACGGTGCTCCCCACCATTGCCTTTCCGACGATTTTTCGCCCGACGATCAAACACGTCCGTTGAATCCTCCAGGCGTCCCTTATGTCTGTAGGTCTTTCCCATTTACCAGCTTCATCTAGATAGAGCAAATGTAGCTTTTCTCCGTCATAGGCGTTGTTGGTGGTGTTCTTCCAGTTTATGACCGTATTAAGAGCCTCGCCCGTCTGCGTAGTCTTATTGTTCTTCGTGATTCTCTTAGACGGCTCGCGAAAAGCCAGCTCCATGCGCGGATTGGTCGTTCCATCCTGAATTGGTTTAAAGAAGAAGGGGTAGTGCCTGAACATCTGCACGACCTTCTTCATGAATATATTCTCTTGGGCGTCCTTACCAGTCTTTGACTGTATCCCCAAGAGCTTGTCTTTGACTTGTGTGGCTTCGTCTAGAAGCACGGCAGAGCAGATGTTGGTATATCCGCTCCGCCTACATTTAGTATACAGCTGCCCGATACATCGGGGGTCCGCCTCACACGCAGACAAATGTAAGAAAATTTCTCTTTGGAACTCTAAGTAGTCTGGATACCCGATGTCCATTCGGGTCCACTGAAGCATCATGTAATGCCTGCCCGTAATATATGTAGGGACACCGTCGTTATAGAACCAAAAGCCTTCACGCCTACGGCGAAACTCCTCCTCGATATACGGAGAAAACTTCTCTCTGAAGGGCCTGGGCGTCTCGGACCACTCATCCATACTCTTAATCCGAAGCAACTCCTGAGGCATAGGAATCCTCTCCCACAACTGCATGTGGTTTGGCTTTCCATATCCAGCAATCTCCTTTTTGGGAGGCTGAGCGGGAAGTGCAATGTCAAGCCCACCGATTTGAACAATCTCTCCTTTCGTACCGTTGGGGCAAATTGAGATAAAGTCCGTAGCATCAGTAGACTTGGCCATACCTATTGCTTCTGAAGCTAGGGGCGCCTGACTTTGGGTTTTTCAGCTCCATGTACTTGCCGCATGGACACTTGATGTCGTGATAAGCACCATCGGAGCCAAACTTAATTGACACCCCGCTTTTGGACTCTTCGTGCTTTTTTTCGCAATCGCAAATGTAATCAGCCATGATGATAGTGAATTGTATTGTACGCCTGACAGGATTCGAACCTGTGACCGTTTGCTTAGAAGGCAAATGCTCTATCCAGCTGAGCTACAGGCGCATGCCTTAGCCCTTGCTGTTTCGTTTCTTCGGCCTGTTGTTGGCTCTGTTGATGCTAGCTTTCAAAAACCCTTTAATTTTTGACCCAGAGTGGTAGGCGTCTTTGCCGTCACCGTTCCCGTAGGTCTTTTTCTTTCTATTGTATTTATTGAGAGCGGCGCGATACTTCTTAGCCGCACGAGACTTCCCGTACTTCCTGTACTCTTTTTTGTAGTCGCGCTTTTTCACGTACCAAATATACGATTATCTGCCTTGACCTCTGTACTTCTTTGAGTAGTGCTTAGAAGACTTGTTGTTTGAGTGCTTTGTCTTGGAGTGGATGTCAGCTCTTTTGATACGCTTCTTCTGGATGTAGGTCGATGCTTGTTTCTTCATTTGATTTAATTTGTCCGCAAGGTGGGGCTTGAACCCACATGTAACCAATTACTCTTTCTACAAGGTATAAGCTTGAGGAGATACTCGCGGTTAGTCTTCAAACTCTTCGTTCCAGAAGTCGTCCCAGAACTTGAAGTCTGTTTTGTTCTTTTGGTAAACAATTTCCTTCCAATCATTTAGAGAATCTTTCAGCGAAACCTCCGCTGTAGTCTTTTGCTTCTTCGATTGATCCATTAGTGCTAATGTCTTTGATCATTTGCTCCAATCGCTGTCTTTCAACGATTAGATCTTTACAATCCGTAGCTGTTTGTTTAATTGACTGAAGCTCTGCTTTTCTAGCGGCTCCACCTGCTTCTGGGTCGACAGGCTTTTTGACCTCGTCAATCATGTTGTTGATGGCCACCTCCATAGACGCCATAAGGCGCTGAGCGGCCTCAAGCGTGGTGAACTTCTTCTTCGACATAGAAAATATCAGTGTAGTCGACGCGGTAATACTCTACATCGTCGATTTTGAATCGGTAATCCATGTTCTTCTTGAAGCCCACGACATCTCCAACTTCAAGGCCAAGCTCCTTGGTCTTCTCAGACTCAAATGATACTATCCCCTTTGTGACTGGGTCCTCCTTGAGCTTTACAACCTCGATGACATCGGATAGCTTTTCCTCCTCTTGTTCTAGAGGGGAGAGCACGACCCACCCTCCAAGCGGATGCACCTCACCAGTCTCTTTCGACTTGTAAGCGATAGCTTGGTTGTTCACCACTGAAATGCTTGGCGGACAATATCTTACGAGGTAGTTGTTGTCCTCGCCAGTAAGAACCTGACCCTCATTCAGTACTACTAGGTGATGGAAGTAGAGAGTGTCTCCTGGCTGTGCGCCAGTGTCATACTTAAAAGGCACAGCAACCAAAGGGCCAGCATTAACGCGATGCTTAAACTCGTTGAAGCGGTTGTCCACATAGAGCTCAAGGCCTGACGAAGTCTTGATAGTATCATTGATCTGCTTTTCGAGCTCAACGACAAATAGGTCGAACGTTCTCATTGAATTAGAAGTTTAGATCGAACTCAAGCAAGCACGGCATGTCGTCGACAGCCTTCCACAAAACCTGAGAACCATCTTCTTCCTGCAAATATACGAGGTATCTCTTCTTGTTGTACCTATGCAGGTGTTCTTCGTCCATCAATATGGCACTAACATTGCCCCTTCCTGCTTTCATGCCTACGTAATAGGCCATGGCATCCTTCGGGTCTCGCCCGATGATGATCTTTCTAATAAGTCCTTCCATTTTAATTTAATGATATCCCCAATCCGCTGAGGAGATCATCAAGATCTGTGTCGTCATCGGGAGGGGTGTAAGATTCTTTCATGAAGTCGGTGATGATGTCAAGCTCATCTTTTGACTGCATGTTGTAGTTGAAAAAAGCCTTCATGTTGCTTTGATCTTCCGATAGTGGCTCAAGAAGACCCACCACAACAGCAGATATAACACGATCTTCCATGCCATACTTGTGTACAAGCTCCTGAATTGCTCCAGAAATTTCCTGGATTTCAAACCAGAAACCCTCTTCCTCCATATCTTCATAGTTGCCCATACCTCAATTATGCCTAAAAGTTCCGTATCCAAAAAGAAGCTCTTTCGAGACTTCTCCCGACTCCATCAAAGGTACGTAAAAAAGAACTACCTAAAGCACCTTCGATCCGTCACCAATGACTTCTGCAGAAGGTACGACATCTTTGAAAAAGAGCTTCAGTTCATGTTGTGGGCCTACGACCTAGAGTTTTGGACTTTGGCTTACGCGGCCAAGGATTACAACTACAACAAAAAGAAGCTTGGCGAACGCATTGTATATGAGTTAGTTAACAATGGTTACGTGTACAAACACTTTGATAGACTAACCCCGTCAGACACGCTAGAGGATCATTTATTCAGGGACGAAACGAAGTACAACTACAGGGTTAGGTATGCCCTTACCCAAAAAGCAAGGCTTCTCGTCCAGACATATTACCGCTGTCTAGAAGACGCTGGTACTTCCTCGGATGCACCGCAATCTTGAATCGATCCATGTATTCGAACTTTTGGCGGCTGAACCTGTAGCCAAGGCCTATGTGCTTGACTATATCCTCAATCCTTAGATCGATGTCATCATAGTCAACTTCTAGCACGTTTGTAAAAAGAGACCGAACGCCTTCAAGCTCTATGAGGGCCTGAGAAATTATCTCCCCGTACTGGAACGGGAAAGCCTCGCCTACTCCGCTCGGGAATTCTTTTTTAAGAGACTCGATAACTTCTAGGGGGTCCCTATTTATGATCACTATCGGTGAGTCTCCGTAAGAGTTATAAAAGTCTTTAGCCCACAGGGGGAAGCTGGAGTCAACGCCACCAATCGCCCCAAGAACACCTGGCCACAAATCACTGGGAAGGGTACCGTTCATGATTCTAATACCAGGCTCGTGCTCACAGCAAGACATGGTGTTGAGGTAGTGAGCCAGCCAAGCCCCGCGAGTGCGAGGCAAACCAGTCACGAAAAATGACTGTCGTTCAAAATTTTCCATTCAATTAGGTTGCTAATGCAGTGACGGCGATTTCCCTAGATATATTACCCGCCGACTCAACAGGGACTTTGGCGGCCAAAGAAATAATTATTGTTTCCGTGTCTGTAAGAGACTGAGGAAAAGAAACACTTTGCTCAACACCGTTACTGTCAATCCACTCGAACGTTCCCGTCAAATCCATTTGGACTCCGTTTTTATCGACCACATCGAAAGTGTCGTCTGAAACAAGCCTTACTGGGACGTCGCTTACAACTATTGCATCCTCTGCAGGAGAAATGGAATCAACGGTTACATCAACGTAGGATTCCGTAAGAATCGGATCACCCGAGTGGACCGCTCTCTCTGGAAGAGCAATGTCTTGACTAAACATCAGCGCACCCACGAGACCCTCCCCTTCCCTTCGGGTGTCACCTTTTATGGAATTGCCTGTGTGAAGACTTTTAATATACCAAGAAAACTCAAACTCTGAAGAAAAACAACCAGTAAATGAAAGATCTAGAGCAGTTTTGGACTGCAGCGATGACGAAGGTGGAAATCCCGATGGCTTAATAAGGGCTTTTCGGCCCGTAGTTAGAGACCTAATATCGTCATAAAGGCTTGCATCCAGAGTGTCTGACTCTAAGTTCCAAAAAGTAAGAACGTTCAAGGATGTGTTGGTGGGGACAACGGGGTTGAACTTATCAAGAGAAAGCTGAGTGCCCCGAGTGATGTTGTAAATAGTTGTGTATACCTCAATGTTGGTAAGAACATCCTCGGCTACAAGTGGGTCAACGTTCGATTCTGACTTTGTGCTCGCCGTCGCTATCCCACTTAAAGAAACATACTTGTCAGAACCTACTTCGGTGGTCCCAACTGCCCCCGTATTCACCCCAGTCAAATTTGTTGAAAAGGATGAAAGTAACGAAGTTCCTACAACGGGCGTTGCCCAAACAATGTTAGAAATTGTTTCAACCGCAACTGAGGGCTGATCTGTGTCTGTGGTTATTCCTAATCCAGGCATATCAAAGTGATTTTCCAAACATTACTTCGTAGTAAACCTTTCCTTCATCATCCCGAAGAGCTTTGAGGCAGCGACCACGATTAACGCCATCATGCACATAACTGACGTGAACCCAATCAGGATTATCTGAATCGCCAAATTCCCACACCATTTGATCAAACGTAACGTTTTCTTGTATCCAGTCGAAGATCTGACTGTTTGTACAGCGTCCAAAAACGTCTGCGTCAAGGTCGAGTGCTCTTCCTTCCATGTGTTGACTACGAAGCGCACCACCGATAGCACGGTTGAGCTCAGGGCCACGATAGCCTGACGACACGTATATAGGGCACCCGAAAGCGTCCCTAAGAGGTTGAAATACGTTTTCTGCAAGAGCCTTGAGATTTTGGATAACCCATTCATCATCTGGAGTGTTGTTGATTCCCAACCTTGAAGCGGTAGTGCTTTTTGTACACTCCTTAAGTGTCAGGTTTTTAGATAGTTGCATGTCTGTTAACGAATTTTTACGATCTAAAACTTGCACGGAATTGATTTTTCTCCGTACAATGAGATCAGCAAACAGCTCAAATTTACGAAATTCAGTTTAATCCTTTAATACTTACACAATGAAATTTACCATTGCATCAGCCGCACTCGCAGTAGTAGGCCTCCTCTTTATGGATGACGCAGCTTCAAAGCAAAACCGCTTGGAGCCACGTTACAATGCGACACAGATCCAAGACATGATCATCGCAATCAACCACTTGAATTCTCCAATGCCGTGGGAACGGGATTGATAGGATGTATATAGAATGAAAAAGGGGCGCAAGCCCCTTTTTTTTTAGTCGTCATCGATGCCCTTGACTTTGACGTCAATGCTGTGGAACTTTTTGGGTCCTCTTCCTTTGTTTCTACCTCCGAACAGGTACATACGGCCACCCATTTTTCTCTGGGCCCTTAGCTGTTGAATCGCGGCGGCAAGCTCCAAGGCACTGATCTGATCTCCTGAGTCCTCTTGGATTGTTCCGTATGGGCCTGTGGCTCTATTTAGCTCGGTGCTGCCAAGGCGATCAGACAACATTGGCTCAAGGGCTCCGACGTCAAATCTTCCAAGCCCTGGGTCAGAGGTGGGTACGCGCTCCTTAATCGGTCTTATTCCTCCTTGGAGTTCAGGTTCTGGTCGATTCACTGGAAGTGGCCCTGGGTCTCTTCTTCGCAGGGCAGCTACTGGATCGCCTGGGGCGGTCTGCATGGGTGGGTCTGGAATAATTGTCTCTGGAGTATCGACCTCTGGGGATACATCTCTTCTGTCCCCTCTTCCGAGCTTGGCATACCAAGTAAGATCGTCAGAATAGTCGCCCTTAATGCTTCCGTCACCCTTGATTCTTCTTCTGTTTGTCTGAAGAAACTCTGCGCCAGTGGGTACATCAAATACCTTGAAGTTGAATCTACCAGCGTCGTCCATTGTTCCGAGGTCTTTCGTCTCTGCAGAGAGCATAGCGCCAAGAGGAATCTTCCCCTCAACAACGCCTGTAGCAAAAATATCGCCAGCCTCACCGTCGTAACCTCTCTCAAGCATCGCTTGATCCATGACGTCAACGTTAAACTTGCCGCTGCTCATCCTAGAGTAGAGATTGGCAGTCTCTGTTGCCACGGGCAGATTAGCTTGTCTCGCCAGTCTAGTCAGCCTGTTGGTCTGTGTGTCGTTGTGATTGGGGTCAGCGGCCTGAGACAGCTGGTATACCGTTGCGCTTTCAATACCTCCAGGAACATTGTCCTTAAGCCATTGCGCCTTCTTGGGGTCGCTTTCAATTTGAGAGATAAGGCCCCCCCTCAGTGGAGAGAGGTTTTCTTCGATCTGAGACTTAGCAGAAGAGAAAGGACCTCCGTCTCCATTTTTTCCACCGTCCTCATAATAGGTGATCTTTGTTTTGTTGCGCTTTTCGTTAATCTTGGCGGCCTTGTTTCCTTCGTTGTCGTACAAAACCTCGTCGGCACCAAGGAGGGATCTGAGCTTACTGGTTTCTTTTCTAGTTCCAATAATGTTCCCTAAATCGTCATACACATTTTGCTCGTCTGAGCCCCTAAAGACGCCTGCGTTTCTTTCGGTTATACCTCCTTCAGCGTACATCTTACCTCCGCCACCGTATTGCTTGATGACCTTCATCCCCATCTCTGCGGCCTTAACCATCTCTTCCTTGGACATTCCGCCCATGATTTTGTCAAATGCAGCCTTCCCAGCGGGTCCTGAGTTTTTAAGTGCCTGTAGTCCTTTGTTCATGTTAGCTTGCTATAAAAATTTCGACCTGGCAAGTAGCTGTATTTGCTAGGGCTTCTATTTCGTCTACGTTTGTGAATGAAACAGCTGCGCCTGTTCCTGCGTCGTTAGCATCGGCAACCGAGTTGCCCATGATAAATGAGTCCCCAGCTTCAATCTTAACGAAGTATTCCTGAACACTTGTTTCTCTCACGCGAAGCGTGACAAAATTTGTCGAATCAAGATTCGTAATTCGAAGATGCTTCACAGACCCGTCTGCGATTGCCACCCCAGAAGCGGCTGGATCGAAGTTCACTAGGTCGATATACCCTGAAGTCGGTACAGTTACAAGCCTGTGCAGCACATCGCTCACGCCTGTAATCGTTTGCGTGTTTGTGGCCCCGTGAGCGGTACCATTCAGGGTGACCGCTTCTGTGATGGTTAGTGTCAGATCTGCCATGGATGCAAATATAGTCTATTCTAGTTACTCGGGTGAGAACATTCTCGCCGCTGCCCCGTACTTCATCTTGGCTCCAAAGCCACCACCTTCGGCCTCAGTGAGGTTTTCGAAAAGAAGGTCGGTGTCCAGCCCCATCTTCCTAAGCGCCACGAGGTTGGCGTTGATCTCATCGGTCTTGGACAAAAGGTCGCCACCTGCTACGAGGTTGGTGATCTTGGCGATAAGCTCTGGTGGCACGTTCTCGTAATCGTCCCCCATCGTCTTTTTAAACGCCTGGTTGTACATAGCCATCTTCTTAGGGTCAATGGGTTCCCCGTCATCAAGCATACCCCCTTCATCCATCTGTTGGCCGAGCTGAAAACCCTCAGGCAGTCTCTTTGGGTCAAACTGGCCAGCAACGATACCCTTTACGTAGTCTCTTGTTTCTTGTGGCCAGAAGTACCCATCGTATTCTCCACCTCCTTTAGCATCCATCAAGGACACAAGTTCCTCTGGGGTGTTTGGGTTGATGTTATACCCAGCTGCCTTAGCCGCGTTCCACCCCTCAACAGCTCTACCGCCTCCTTGGTTGTACGCGCTGTACGCCCTAGCGAGCCTAGAGATGTTGGTTTCGGCATTCTTAACCCACCCAGAGTTGTACATCTTGTCAATGTAGTAGTCCCTGACCTTCTCGTTAACCGCTGGGTCGTACACATCAGACCCCGCTGGCACAATACCATCATTGATTGCGTCCGTCAGAGCCCCTTCTGCAATCCCATAAAGACCGCCTGCATATCCAGAG